TGTAGCTAAAGTAGTTTTGATATTGTCCTAAAGTAATATCGTTTAATGTTTCTGGAATACTAATCTTAACTTTCATATTAGTATAACGCAAAAAAAAATAATTTAACTAACGAACTGCATATTTTCCAAAGTTTGGTTTGCCAATATAATTCCAAACGGCATAACCTAGCGCATCTAACAAGTGGTTATAATCGTCTATTGGTGTTTCAGATTTCTTATCGTGCCAAACATAGTTATTAAGTTCTTTGATTAAGTTGGTGCTTGTCGGATCAACTATAATTTCATAATCTTGAACGAGTGCAATCCTATCAATAATTTTCGGCTTTTCAATTCCTTTGATATTTAAACCTCTTTGCTTTAATTCGCTTATCAATCTCGGCTCTGCTGAATCCGCCACTATCAAATTATTTAAACCGCAAACTTTTAAATTTTCGTTATAAATTTCAGTAGTTGATAAACCAGCTTTGTAAAGAAATTCTTTAGAGTAAATTCGTTTATTATTTTTATCGATTGAAATTTGCACCAGGGTAGTCGGGTCAATACTAAATCCAAAATCTTGTCCGAATATTGAACCGTTAACTTCATTGAAATTATCAATGCGCCAATTAGAAAATATAACGCCCTCGGCTCTGTTTAACCAACCGCCTAAAATTTGATGATTGTATTTATTCGGGTTGTTAATTTTTAGCTTTAGGATTTCATTTATAAATGATTGGTCTAGGTTATCAATGTTATCCTCATAAGTAGTATGAATATAAGTAACATCGTCTTTAATTCCGTTAAATCCTTCTCGCACTCCCTCGCTTTCAAAGAAGCGTTTATAAATCCAATGTTCCTTTGTAGTCGGGTTAAGAATTAATATTACTCTATTTTGTTTTCCCTTTTGTCGTATTGAAAGATTAATTTTGTCGAAAGTATTTTCGTCTGTTAACTCTTCCGCTTCATCTAGAATCCACGTTGTAACGCCTTGCAAAGATTTAAGGTTTGCAGTTTGGTCACCGCTTGAAGTTTTAATTCCTTTAAATATTATCTCGGTGTTTGACTGCTTGTTTTTGATTTCAGATTTATTGACTTCAAAAAACGGGTTCAATTCCATTAAGTCAATCTTTTCTTGAAATTCTGGAATAATTGATAAATGCGCAGAAGTCATTGTTTGTCTAGTGAATAGTATTTTGTGGTTACTTTCAAAAGACAAAAGATTTATAAATGTACCAACTCCAAAAGATTTACTACTACCCCTTCCGCCAGTTACGATAAAGTATCTAGTTTCGTTTTCAAATAACGGTCGGTATTTGTTATTTAGAGTTATCAATTATTTTAAAACAAATTTTAAAACTGAAATAGTTAATGTAATTATCCAAAGTATTAAACCTAATTGAATTAATTGTTTCTTTCTTTCTTGTTTCATTACTCTTTAAATTTTAGAACATCTTTTAAATTAAAATGATTGTAAACAACATCTAATAATTGTTCATCATTTTTTAATTTATCTAACATTTCTTTATCCTTTTGAAATTGATATTTTTTACCTTTTTCAAATGACAAATAAAGTCCAACTAAATAAATTATTATTAATAATAGCATTACAAAAAATACTTCCATCACTCTTTAAATTTTAGTACATCTTTTAAATTAAAACTATCAACGGATAAATTTGTATTTTGGTCAATCACTTGTTTAGGCATACCAAAGTTATACTGAAAGAATAATTTAACTGCCCAATCCTTACCATCGTTTAAAGCGTTTGTAAGCGCTTCAAATGCTATCGGTTCTAATGGTGTTAGCTTTTCAATTAATGATTGTTCTTCCGCTTTGCTTTTACGCCCTCCGTTGGTTGAGTGACCTCCGTTGTTTTTTCTTTTATCCATAATTAAAAAAATTTAATTAATTAATTTTTCATACTCTACATTGATTTCGTCAATCTTAACTTGAAATTGACCTCCGCACCCTTTACAAAAATATTCTAATTTTCTGTCAAAAGTACGAGCGTAAATCTCGCAAACTTTTAAATATTCATCATGTACTAAATAGTGTTTTGTTGAATCTCTAAAGTTAGTCCAATATTCAAAATCCTCGTTATTCATTTTCTTTGTCTTCTAAAAATTCCTTGAATCCGTTTATTACTGTTTGACTATGAAAACCATTTGCTATTAATAAATTAGCAAATATATCAATATAATCTTCAATACTACAATCCTCGTGGTTTACAAAGGTAGTATAAATTTTATCATAGTTCTCAATAGATATTTTCATTTTCTTTTAAATTCAAAATCGTTTAAAAATTCTTTTCGTTTGTCGCAGTTGCAGTTTGGATTTATTAATTTAACCAGCCAATATATTCCAGTTATCTTAAAAAACGTTTCTAATTTATCCCCTAACTTCATTTTTTATCTGCTCTTTAATTATTAAAACTGTATTTCGTAAACTCCAATAAGTAATACCAACTTCTCTACTTAATTCGCTTACACTTATACCATCTATAAATATCTTGTCAAATATGAATTTAATATAGATTAACGAAGCTTTTTCTCTGTTATAGGTAGTTATATTGTTTATATCATTTTCAAGTCTTAAAAGCCACGTTTTGATACTTTCTAAATATTCATCGTCATTACATTGGATCGGCTCGTCTTCTTCTTCTTTGTACTGGTCCGTTAACTCAACTTTAATTTTATTCTTTGCTTTTCTTATGTCATCGGTGTACATATTTTTTAAAACAACATAAATAAAGTATCTATTGATTTCATTGTTATTGAACATTAATGTATTACCGTGCTTTTCAATATGATGATGCATTTTAATATACATTTCCTGTACGTAGTCCTCTGCAACATCATCAGGACAACCAAACGATTTAATATAATTAACCCACTGGCTGTGCTTTTTGAAAAGTTCGGTTAACATTTATTTGATTTTGGATTCTGCAAATATATTAAAAAAAGTTGACAAAGATTTTTTAGTCTTTAAATATTCAATTTCTTCTTTTAGTCTTTCAATTTCTTTTCTTAATTTGCCTTGCTGCTCTATTGATTTACATTGGTAGATAAATCCGTAATAATTTATAATTTGTTGGCAGTTGTCTATTATTCTCAAATTTGTGTTCGTTGTTAATTTTTCTAATTTCATAGTTAAAATATTAAAAGTTGTGCTCCAGGACGATTACATAAAACCTCACTAGAAATTGAAATTGTTTCTTTCATAAATTCTAAATAATAAAAATTATCTTCTTTATGTGAAACGTAATATTGGCATTTTTTTACACTTGCCATTTTAGAATGTCCGACACAATTTATTGAACCTATTTTTATATCTTGAAAAAAATCACAACTTTTTTCGTAAGTACCATTTTTAAAATCTACTGTTTCTAATTTCATATTATTGTCTTTACAAATTCATTTTTATTATTAAACTCAAACTTTACAAAATCGTCTGTTCCTACATATCTAAAAAAATAGATAGTGTTTTTGCCATCTGTTTCAAATCCCGCATTTCTTATATTTCTGCCTTGAGGTGTTTGTTGTATCTCGTTGTTAATCTTTAATTCAAATCCTTTAATATTTATAGTATCCATTTTAAAATAGTTTAGTTTGGTTAGTATGGTTTTTTATTCGTTCTATTGCCTTATCAAAATATTCTTTGTCTAATTCGCACGCTGTTAAATCGAATCCGTAATCGTGACAGGCTATTGCAATGCTTCCAGAACCTAAATGGGTATCGAGTATTTTGTCGCCTTGCTTTGCGTATTTATCTAAAATCCATTTGTAAAGTTGTTGTGGTTTTTGCGTAGGATGTATAGCACCTCCTATTTTTTGTATTTCACATCTATTATATTCTACAACTCTTAATGCTTGTTGAAAAGAAGTATATGCTAATTCTCCATCTGAGTTACATATTCTTTGCCCTTTATCCCAAAATAACCAACCCATTGAACTTGGTAAATACTTAGTAAAATAATTAGCACCCCATATTATTTGATTTTTACTTACTCTAAATAATTCATTAAAATAGTTTTGATTTGGTATTGTGCTATCCCAACCTTTAAATTCATATTCTTTTCTTCCACCGTGTTTACTTGTTGATTTTCTTGAACCATCAAAACCAATCCCATAAGGAGGATCAACTATTGCCAAATCAAAATAATTATCTGGGTAACGTGCCATTAACTCCATATTGTCCTCGTTAGTTATATTAATTGTCGCCATTGTTTATAGTTTGTTTTTATAATTTTGAATGCAATCAGTTATTGTATTGTTAAGTGATTTATAAACATTTTCTAAAGTCCACGTTCCAAATATTTTTTTTACAATTTCTTGATTATTTTTAATGAATATTTCTTTGTCATTTTGTTTTTCTTCATCAGTTCTAAAATGTGGATGATTTTGACTAACTCCTATTTTTTCCATGTAGTTTTGAAGTTCAAACATATTTAAACAATCATGTATTTTATTGTAGTGGTGTTCTATTGGCTTTTCTAGTTCTTGCTTTAGTTTTTTATTTGAGTGCTTTACATTGCCTTTAAAGTATAAAATTTCATTGTATAAAGCATAACTATAAATTTTTGCAAATAGTAGATTTTCTTTTAATGTTTCTTTTTTCTGTTCAGTAATCCAATTTGAAATTATTGTTATTGCTTGTTGGTCAATTTCATTTATGAATATTTTTGATTCTCCTACTTTTACATTTTCATTATTGAAACGCCATTGCAATCTGTTTTGTGCTTGTTCTATATTCATGTTATTTTTTATTAGTTGTTTAGTTGTTTAATCTTATTTTTTAAACAAGTTGAATTTTGCTACTTGGTTATAATACCCCCCTTATAAGGGGGTATTAAACAACCTTGTTTAAACACGTGTTTTAAACTTGTTTAAACAACTTTGAAATTGTCTAAAATGGCACATCTTTTTCGTCAAAATAGTTGTTAATTTTTAAGTCATTTTCTGTTTTAAATTCTCCTAAAAAATATTGAGTATATCCTTTATCTCCACTTTTTAAAATCCAACCATTATCAACAAACTTGGTTAATAATTTCTTTGCGTTGTTATCTCCTAAATTTTCCTTAAATGTTTTTTCATACTCCAGTATTATTTGTTGTGTTAATTCTGTGTATCGATAATTTAATTTATCAGGTGTTTTTGAATAAATTGTTGTTAATATTTGGAATAGTTGATAGTCTGGTTTTTCTGTTTTTGGTGCTTTTTTGCCAGTTAATTTTGATTGTGTTACTTCAAATTCATTTATTATAGGCAGTCCTTGCTCTGAAATTGTAAACTCGAACGGATCGGGTTTTCTATTTCGACTCGCTAAACTCTGTACTATACGATTTGCATCATTTTCTTTGTCAACTGTAACTCCAATAACTATTTCGCTTTTGTCTTGTAATTTCGTGCCTAAATGCCCTTTCATTTTAGTTTGTAGGTCATTCGGGTTTTGGTGAATTACATTTAATATGTGGCAGTTGTTTTCAGTTGCCCAAATTCTCAAATTTGTTACTAATTCATCAGCTTCTTTTAGGTTATTTGTATCGAGTGCTAAATCTGAAATTCCATCTAATACGACAAAATCAGGTTTAGTATTATAAATTAGCCATCTTACATACTCTAAACGTTTTCCCGTACTAACTGCATCAAATTGATAAACATTCATTTTGTTTAATTCATGCTCGGATTCGGGTGTAAGCATCTCTTTAATATGTGAAAGTCCTAATTTAACATGATATTTTGATTGCTCGGTATCAATGTAAAGTATTTTATCTCTACCCTCTGGAAGTTCAGAAATTAATCTATTTTGAAATACTCCTTTTTTTAATACTGCACTTAATATTAATTTTACTAGAAACGTTTTACCTACTTTTGCTTGTGCTGTAACGCATGAAATATTTTCCCTTGTCATTACCATTCTTTTATTGTTTCCCGAAGCATCGCAAAAATTTAAAACTATTTCTGGCATCGGAACTTCATCAGTAACTTTAACTTGAAATTTTAATAATTCATTTTCTATTGATTCATTCTGCTGGGATTCTCCAAACATTTTATAAAGTAAATCATATTCACTTTTATATTCAGTTGGTATTTCTGCATTATATTTTATAAATTCCTCTATAAAAAAATCATATCGGTTTTTATAGTTTGGAATGGTGTATTTTGTTTCGGTGGTTGAAAAACCAACTTCTAAAGGATTCATAGGCAAATATTTTTAAAAAGAGAAAACCCCTAACTTTCCATCACAAAAATTAAGGGTTTCTCTGTTGCTAAATTAATTAGCAATTTTTTCCTAGCAAGTGATGGTTTGCTTTGCAAATATAATAAAATAATTTAATTTAAAACTTTTCGTTTGCAGTTTTAAATTTATGGCATTTTGTACATAAAGATTGTAAATTTTCTATTGAATTTTTACCGCCTTGCGATATTGGTATTTTATGGTCAATCTGAAAATCTCGTTCAACTAAATTAATTCTGCAGCTGTTACATTTATAATCATAAGCACTGGCTATTGATTGCTTTTCAAATTCAGAAAATAATCTTCTATTTGATGTTTCATCAAACTGTTCTTTTTTATTTACAAATATAATCTTTTCTTTTGCCCTAGATAAAGCAACATAAAGAAGTTGATTAGCATCTAAATAGTTAAGCATATAAAAATCATACACTGGAATTATAACGGTGTTGTAAGTGCTTCCTTGTGCTTTGTGGCATGTGATAGCATAAGGTCTTTTTAATTTTGCAAAACTATTTTGATAATCTGAAAATCTAGTATTTAAATCTGAAAGATATTTTTTATTTTCTATTACATTTTTATTTTCTTTTATGTGCTTTGAGTATGTTTGTCTTTGACCATAAACTGACTGGCTTAAACCTCCTCCATTTTCACCGTATAATCCGCCATGAATGTATCTTATTTTGTGTGTTTTTTTATCAGCATCAATAACAGTTAATTCATTATAAATTACACTTTTAATTATAGATTCTTTTATTTTAAAAGTTTCAGTTATATTTTTTTCAATAGCTGTAATTTCAATAATATTACTTGTGTAAAATTTAGTTTCTCCTGTTCTACTTTTATAAATATAAAAACTATCAAACATTAAAGAATCTCCAACGTTATGTTCATTTAATCTATAATCTTTTTTCATTGATTTAGTAGATCCAATTAACCAATTAAAATTAAGTACAGATAAATTTTTAAAACATACTGCAACACAATTATTTTCTTTTATTATTTCTTTTAATTTTTTATCGTGAATATCAAAATAAAATAAATCAATACCATTATTTTTTTTAGTTGCTATACTAACTGGATTCATTTTTGATTCCATGTGCTTTCTAAAATTACTAACTAAATCAAATAAAGCTGTTCCTTGTTTTTGTCTGTTTTGAATTGTTAAAGTGTAACTATTATTTTCTGGAATTTCTAAAAATATTCTACTAACTTGAAAACCTTGTTCATTCCTAACTATATTTTTTTGTTCTTCTTCAATAGGTGGTAACTGCAAATAATCGCCCAATAAAATTAATTTACATTTATCTTTTAACTCTTCTAATAATTTAAATTTTGAATAGCTAATTAATGAAATTTCATCAATAATAATTAAATCAGGAATTTCTTTTGGACTAGGAAATTTATAAGTAATTGTTTGTTTATTCTCATGGTCTCTTTTTATTTTAAACTTTAAAAAGCTGTCAATAGTTTTAATAATTGGATTTAAATAACCAGCTTCTGCTAAACCATTTTTAAGAATTGTTGTTACTTTATTGGTTGCGCCTAAAAAAACAACTTCGCCTTGATAGTCAATAATTGTTTGACAAATTGTAAAAGTTTTGCCAGTACCTCCAGCACCATAAACGCCAAAGTAACCTTTTTCATTTGATTCTAAAAAGTCAATAAGTAAATTAGATAATTCTTCTTGTTCTGTATTTAATTTTATCATGTGATGGATTTTTATTTATTAGTTTTTGTAAAAATAAACCGCCCCAAATTAATAAACTTAATTACTAATAGAAGCGGTTATTTTCTATTTTTATTTAAAACGGTAAATCATCTTCTTCAGGATTTACAACTCCTTCAACTTGCGTTGTTCCAGCATTATCATTTTGGTTATTTGAAAAGTGCTTAATATTTCCTAAAATTGGTAATTGAACTTCTTTAGCTTTCTCTGCTCCTAATTCTTTATATTTTGCAGTATCTAATTTTTGAGAAATAAAACCATTTTGGCCGTATTGGTCTGCTTCATCTCTAATAATTACACTACAATTTAAATAAATTGCACCATCTTTTTCAGTTAAATAATTCTTATCAATAGGAATTAATAAACATTTTGCGCCTTTTTTAGTCGTAATAATTGCGCTTTGCAATTTTGTCATTGCAATACTTCCAGCATAAACTTTTTGATTACTCATTTTCTTGTGTTTTAATTGTTTCTAATTGTTTTAATTTTTGTTCTATTGCTAAAATTTGTACTTGCGTAGCAATAACGCTTCCGTTTGTAATAGCTGTTAATGCTTTAGTCATTGTAGCTTTTGTACTATTTAATGTTTTTTCTAATTGCGCATCGCTTAAAGTTGGTATTTCTTTTGGCGCTTCAATAATTTCAACGTGATTAATTTCTTCGGTTTGTTCTGCCATTTCTTCTGGAACATAAACAGAAATTTGAAAAATATCAGGGCAAAACCATTTCTGACCGTTACTAATTGCGCGAGCAAAAAGCATATTTTTAGGAAATTTATCAAGGTTTTTTGTAGATTGTTTTTTTGCATCTTCAATAGTAAAAGTTGAATTTCCTATAAATTCTTTTCCTTGATAAAAATCTACTGAACAAATTTTTTCGTTCATTTCTTTAACTTTATAATCATACTTTCCACTTCCTTTTACTGCACTTGCAATAAGTCCAGCACTAATAGTTGGTTTTCCCATTATAATATTAATTCCAGTCATAGAGGCAAATGCTCCGATTCCCATTTCTTGACCAGCTTGAATTTTTACAAATGCTTGAGCCATTTGTTTGGAATCTGTAAACATTCCACTTTCCGCAAAAATTTTAGCGGTGTTCATAACATCATTGATGTTTAATAATTGAATTTCATTTTTCATTTTATTATAAATTAAAACCCGAACTAAAAGAGGTAAGGCGCTCTAATAATTCGGGATTTGTAATATTGTTTCGACCGCCTTACTTGTCGTTTGAATTGCAAATATACAAAATTTATTTAATATTATTAATTATATTTTCTATTTTTACTAATTGTTCTAAAACTTCTTTTGCAGTTTCTAACTCCCATGTACATTTATTTAAAAAGCCACTTAATGCAGTTTTTAAATTTGGATAGTAAAAGTTTTCCGTAAATTCTTTAAATTTTCCTGTACCAATAAACTTTTTTGAAACTTCATCTTTTACCATTTTTTCTCTTTGTTCAAAGAATTGTAAAATAGTATTGTCTGTATCGTAAACGATTCTATAATTTTTATTTAATTGCATAATTTTTATTTTTAAAATGATATTGCTAAACTACTTTTGCGAGGTGTTGTTGAAACTTTAGGCACTTGATTTCCGTAAGCATCAAAAGTATCTTGCTTTTGTGCCATTTTTAGCTGTTCCGTTCTTGCATCTAAATCTTTTTTAATAGTTGCATAAACTTCATCTTCTGCATAGTTGATGGTATCGCCACCGCTTCTAAACGTTCCTTTCAATCCAAATGCTTCAAAGTTTTCTTGTGGCAATACTTTTAGTAGTTCGGTGTTGATAATTTCCAACGCTTCGCCCATTCTTTTGGCTTGTGCTAGTAATTCATATTTGTCGGTTTCCCCAGCTTCTAAAATATTAGTTATAAAAGTCTTTGCACTAAATTGAATTTCTTTTTTGTTTGGTAAAAAGTTTGATGTTTGAATTTCTTGTTCACGCATCAACATAAATAGGTCTTTACTCATCGCTATTTTTTATTTTAATTACTGTATGATATTTTTGTTTAATTTCTTCAGCGGTCAATCCAGTTCCGTATAATTGGAATCTGTAAACTTGTCGCCCTGTTTTTTTACTAAAGTAGTTGAACCCTTGTAATCTGCTGCTGAATTCAAAAAATGTTTGTCTTGGTGCTTTCATTATATTAAGTTTTCTAAAGTTGATAATGTTTTGTTATACGCTTCTAAAAATTCATCTGGAGAGCTTGGCTCGTAATCTATCGCTAAAAATATTCCAGCGTGTTTAATTCCAATTTCATCTCTGTAAATTTGAATACATTCTTTTTCTGAAAAAATTTTGTAGTGAAAGTTACCGCTTAAACTTTTGTAGTAAGCTGGTAATGTAATTTCTTCCGTAACCTCGATTGTTTTTTTTGTTGTAATTTTCATAATTAAATTTTGCTAAATTCTTTTGCCATTAAAATATATTGTTTGTACTCGTTTATTTCTGTTTCTGAATAATTTGCTTTTTTTCCAATTATTTCAAATTTTTCTAACCATTTATCAATGGTATAATTATGGCAACCTATTGACAAAGTGTCGTTCCCAGTGTATGTAATACAATGTTTAGAACTTACAATGTAAAAATTTTTTTGTAATTTAACATGGTCTCCAATACTTGCACGGTATCCAATACTTGCACGGTCTCCAATACTTGCACCGTATCCAATACTTGCATGGTCTCCAATACTTGCACGGTATCCAATACTTACATGGTCTCCAATACTTGCATAGTCTCCAATACTTGCACCGTATCCAATACTTGCATGGTCTCCAATACTTATTTTTCTTTTATCTAACTCTTCCTTTAAATCTAAAATATTTTCATATTCAAATTTAATTTTAGAATAATTTTCACCATAAAGATAAATTGATTTTTTCATTTTGTTTTAAATAAAAACCCTTTTTAAAAATCTCAATCGGCTAGAATTGAGCATTAAAAAGGGTGTTATAATTTTTTTCAAGTCCCTAGCCGAACTTTTTACTTTGCAAATATAAACAAAGTTTTTAATCTAAATGTTAAAATTTTAATAAATTTTGTTAAATGTTTCTTTGTAGTATTCTTCTCCTGTCAAGATATAAGTATAATTTGAAACACCTCTTGATTTTTTAGTTTGATTTCCGTGCGCTTCTATTATCTGTTGCTTTTCCATTTCTTTGGCTTGTTCTCTCCATTCTTTACAAATTCCAATTCCACTATCTAACATTTTTTCAATTAACCATTCTACTGCTGTTTTCATTTTTTCAGTTGTTTAATCGCAAAATTTGCGTAGTCTATAATCTTTTTAAAATCGTCTAAATCTGATCCTTTTTTTCTCCAGGTGTATTTGTCAATGTTGCCCTTGCAAAATGCCAAAATTTCATCTTGTGTGCAGTTGGCTTCCATACGTTCAAAAGTGTCGATCCCGATTTGATACTGTTCTGGCTTCATAAGTTTGGCAATATTATTGGTTCGTCAACTTCGACTTGTTTCGCCAGTTCTAAAATCTGTTTGCGTAATAAAGCTAATTCTCTTTCTAATGCTTCGATTCTTTGCGCTTGGTAATCTATTAGTTCACTCATTTTATTTTTGTTTTAATTGTTCTTGCATCCACTTTGCGCCCCTAAAATAAGCGTCTATTTCTTCCTGGCACCCACTACCATAATGTTCTTCCATTGCTAAAGTAGCTTGGTCAAATATGTCTTTGTCTATTAGCTTTTGTACATTCTGATTTACTTGTTCATCAGCTATTTTATTTAATGAATTTGTACCATCCATTAAACTTGATGTTTGTGTTTTCATAATTTTTTTATTTCGTTTATTACTTCATTCCACCATATTACGTGTGATTCATAATTGGTTCTTATTTCTCCGTTTATTTCTGTAAGATTAGCACCATAATCAGTATGCAATATTTCTATATTTAATCTCCCTAATGCCTTAATGATTTGATTTACTACTATTATTGCACATTTTTTTGATTGTACTCTATAACTACTGTATGTATCATCAAAATTAAATTCATCAGCATACATATCAAATAATTCTTGTGCTTGTTCTTTGTGTGTCATATAAGTTACATTTTTATGTTATTTTGTATATTTTATTACAAGTTATTATCATACTCATTTAATTTATTAAACATTATTTCTTCTTGAAAATCCATTAAAATTAAATCCTTCCAGTTGCCATTTGATTTAATTAAAAACTGCTCGATTATGTTTTTTCCGTTTTCGTCTTTGTAAAAATTTATACAAATGTTATCGGTTTCATACTCAAAAGCAAATGATCCATCAAATAAATATACAAATTTACTTTCTTCAATAATTTTATTAAAATACTTCCTATCGTAAATTTTCTGCTCCAGGCTTCTGCGCTTAATCAAAGATTTCAGTTTCATCGAGTTTTGTGTGTTTAATTATTGATTCTATTGTTCCTCTTTTACTCAAATTATCGTGACCGTGTTTTATCCAGTTAACAACGGTTTGAAGTGTTCTGTTGCAGTCTAAAGCGATTTTCATTTGAACGCTGGTGCATTTTAATTCTTGCTGCGCTTTGTGAGTTAATTTTAACATAGTTGTTGTTTAGTAAGTTTTTTTATTATGTAGTGGTCAAAACAGAAATTTATCAATCGTTGTTCGTATTCCCTAAAATTTGTTTTTTGGCGCATTTTATGGAGTTCGCATTCGTGTATAAATAACAAGCGGTGAGATAATTTCAGCATTGTTATTATTTTGTCTTTTAAGGTTAATTCTTTATTCATTTTTATAAATTTCATTATACCATTTCTCAAAACTCATTCCAACGTAAATGCTACTAAATTCTTTTTGCTGTTCAATTTGTGCAAAGTGGTAACATTCTCTTAATTGTTCCTTTTCCATTTCTTTGGCTTCTCTAACATATTGACTAAAAGCATCAATTTGTCCATAAGTCCATTGTAATTTACTAATTAAAAATTCTACTGCTGTTTGTTGTTTAGGTTCTTCTCTTGGAATGATTATTTTGCATTTATAAGTAATAGCATCTCTACCATTAATAAAATCATTTTTAGAATAAAATTCATCTTTAACAATATCAACCTCCTCACAACTTGGATTCTTAACAAACCATTCTAAAAAATCATCATTAATAGCTTGTACACCATCTTTGATTAATTCTTGGTCTGTTGTTAGGATTATTTTTGAAGCACTTTCTAAATCTTTTGATAACAAATAAGATACTTGAACTAATCTGCCATCTTTGGTAACGATATAGTCATTCTCTTGTATTCCTTCATCAGAAGTGATGTAGATGTTTTGGTATTCTCTATTACATTCAGAAACATCCATAAATGAATTTTCTAAAATAAATAACTTATCAGTAAGTAAATTTTTATATAACCTATTTGGTTTGTCTGTTGGTAATATGTGTATGTTTTTCATAATTCTAATTTTAATTTTAGGGTTGTAAATTCTTTAATTTTTTCGTGTGTTCTGGAGATGCTTCTACAAGTTACCATTTGCTCGTAATCTGTCGATGTAAGAAGAAGTAAACGTTCTAATCTGTTAAGGTGTCTTTGCTTTCTTTTAATAGCTATTCCCAACGCTTGAATTATCAATTCCATTTCAGTCGCCATCGTTCAATTTTTTAATATTAGTGTTTAAAAAAAATCCAAACATTTGCTTAAACTTCCCCTCTGGGCAAACGTAAAAAGCTAAATCGATTAATACTGTTGTTATCCAAATTCTAAATTCTTTTAATGTCATCTTACAATAGTCTTAATAGTTGCAGAAAAAAATAAGTAATAAAGCACACTATAAATATTTTGTTAAATTTTTTCATTTTGTTAGTTGTTAAAAATTAGTTATTATTTTGCATCCAATTTAAAATAGTTTTTGCATCTTCTTCTTGAAAATCATAATCTTTTCCAAATAAAGAAAATAAAGTGTCTTGAGATACTGATTCAATAGATAAGTGATTGTCTAATTTTGTTTGAACGTGAGAAGTTATAGAATTATCTTTAGACCAAAGTCTTAACATTAAAAAACCTTCATTTGTATTACAAAGATTAATTCCATTTTCAATAATTTCTAATTTTTCGCTTTTGTCTAATTTGTTCCAAGTTTTTACTAATGCTTCCATATTTTCTATTTTTTGTTTTGCTTTATTGCTGGTACAAATATATAATTATATTTTATTATAACAACTTTTAATAATAACTTTAACATAACTTTAACATATAAAAAAAGCATTAATTTCTTAACGCTTTGATTTTTACTACTATAAATCTTTCAACACTTCATCGACTTTTTGCTCGTTCGGTGTTCCTTTCACTCCTTTTTGATTTTTCACAATTAAACCTAAACCAAAAATAATGGCTCTTTCTAGTAATCTTTTCCAAAATCTATTTTTCATAATTTAACTTTTTTAATATTAATTCTCTGTACCTATCGTTTAACTTTTCGTTGTTTCTGCCTTGATCCAATAGTTTTTGGATTTTCTTTTTCAATCCCTCCAGTTCCTCTGGAGGATTGATTAATACTTTATTCTCGTGAATTGTTTTATATTTTATCATAATTTCAGTCTGTAACCTTAAAATTTATTTTTATTTTCAGTCTATACGCTTAAAAAATGTGGGTAATTCTTTGAATTTGCCCGTGTATTTTGTCGTGAATGTAGGCTTCAACTGCTTTCGGTGCGTGTTCGTAGCCGTTGCGGTGATGCCATGAATCCGCACCGCTGGGACTTCTTAAACTTTCAACGCAAACGCTCATGTAATCTTTTGCAATTTTATGGTGAAAATGATGGATATAAAAATATTTGTGTTTGCACTCACTCCAGGACTTGCACTCATTTGCCATTAATAGCGGTAAATCTTGTTGTTTTGCGCCATCACCGTGAGTTGTGCCTATTATATTACTACCATAAACAAAGTATTTTCGGTGTGATATTGACGTATCAAAAGTTACATTTTCACACTTATTAAAATGCGCTTCGATAACTTGCGCTAAAAAGAATCCGTTTGTATAATCGTGATTTGATGGATTAAATACAACGTGAACATCTGCCACTTGCATCAATATTTCAATAATATCAACGTATAACTTTTTAGCTATTAAAAAATTAGTATGCCACATTCCATCTGTGTCTTGTGGTGTTCCGCCCGTTGTGGTACGTTTAGCATTATCGATATGTAAAATATCGTTTCCTATGACAAATAAAACCTTGTCTATTGTAGTTGTATCAATTTCTTTTAATATGCCATAACAACCGCTTAAAACACGTTGGACCGCTATTTGATTATTGTAGTCTTCACCAACTTCAAAAGCACTGCATAACTTGCCAATATGAATATCCGCTGGATCAAATATAAATAACCTTTGATTGTATTGCTTTTCCCTTTCAATTTTTGGGTATACTGGCGTGTAATTGCGTAAATCTTCAATAAGATTTTCCTTGATTATTTCGTAGTTTGTTAACTCGGGCGTTTTAAAAAGTGGGTTGGTAATTCGTACACTTTCAGTTTTTGTTTTCAGCCATAACATTGGAGCTGTTTCAGCGTTCACTCCAACATTCTCACAAGCATCTAAAATACCTTGATTTTCTTTTAAATGTTTAAACTTAACAATTTCGTGAGGTGTTAATCTATACCTTTGATTTCTATTTAATTCTTTTCCTAATAAGACTGCATATTTATCATTAACATAAACTTTTAAATTTGGCATAGATTTGATTTAGGGGGTTTATATTATATTTAAAAGCATATAATTTGCTTTAAATAACCAACATTATATGCTTTTACATTCTTTTATGTTGGTTATATCCAACAACTGCTTATAAATTTGTTCTGTGTGTTCATTCCAAAACATCTCACAAATTTTTCTTTCCCAATCGTAGGGCGGTTCACTAAAATAATATTCTGCTTCGCTTGGTGTTTTTGTAAACCTTTTACAATTTCTTTTTAAAGGGCAATTTTTGCCAGAACACATCGTTATATCTGCCATATTATTTTAATTGTGTTGCAATAATTTCGTCTTTTTTTGCTGTGCTTCGTGAACTTCCAAAATAGTAACCTACAACGCTAGACATTAAACCTACTACTGCTATTTTTACATCGTTTGTGGCGTTATTAAATGCGAGTATAAATAAACCACCGCAAACAATAATTAACGCCACTATACCTTGAATATTTACTTTGCTAATCATCTCTATTATTTTTTTCTAATAAGTACCAACGTCTGGCAGTATATCCTACTGTAAAAAAAAACACAACTATTTTCATTGCAATTTCACAATCTGCAAAATTTATAATTGCATAAAAAAAAGCTAAAGAAAAAACTTTTATATCAATTAACTCATTTACCATTTTGAATAAACTGTTTTGCCGTTTATTTTCTCGGCTCTTAATACTTGCTTTCTTTGTTTTCCGCTTGATTCATAAGAAACGTGTACCCATTCTGGATTTTCTTTTGTACCAAATTCCCAAATTAATTGGTCAAAGTCTAAATTGTCCTTAATATAATCAAAAACTTCTTTATTTGTCGGCTTTACGTTATCAATATCCATCGCTTCACCCGTACAGTGTTGACTTGTAATTGACCCTTTTACGGCATTATTTAATTCTTGACCTCTGTACATTGAAGTTACCTTAATAGGTGCTTTAAAATGCGCGCGTACTGGCTCAAAAACCTTTTCAGCTAGTAATTTCATATTTTTAATAATGTTTAAACTAGGGTTATTATTTACAATTCCTAATTTATCAGCGGTGTTACTTTTTACCGCTTCTGCTAAACTTAAATTTTTACTTATTTGCATCTTTAGTTTTGTTAGTTTTTAATAAATATTCGTTCATTTTTTTGATGTTCTCGGTCTTGACTTTGTAAGTCTTTGCTAATTCAGTTTTCATAATAAAAAAGAGCAAGGGTTTGGGTTCGTATCAGGAAACATATTATCGTTTCTATTTTGAAAATACTCTGGAAACAAACTACTCGCAAAAATACCCATGTAATCGACAAAACGCTTGGCGTAAAAATCTGCAAAGCTACGGTGTTTTTGTGTTAAAATATCAAGTTCATCTTTTGTGGTGCTTTCGCTGTTTTCGCTTCGGTGTTTAAAAACTCCGCCGTTTCTAATTTGATAATTCGCAAATGGCAAATAGTCAACCATTGCAAAATGTATAAGCATTGGTTGCACGTAATCAGTAACCAAATTCAAATAGTCTCCCGTTAAGGTTGAGGTTTGAATTTTAGTTGTGATTGTGTTATAGAGTTGTGTTCCTAAATAGTTTTGAACGTGCATTTGTTGCGCTATTTTCACAAACTGAATAAACATATCAGTATCAACATTACCATTCAAAATAGTGTTGTTTTTTAAATCTTTCGGTGTAATAAAAAGTACTGTTGCCATAATTATCTCATATCGTGAGGCGCAATATACGCTCGTTGGTCGTTAACTGTTGGTATAAATCCGTTTTCTGAAATTGATTTTGATGGGCTTACTATTTCAGCATTTGGTGAATAAACATCTACTTTAGTTTTACGGTCTTTTGCAGCGTATGTTTCACGTATCCAAAAATGCTTACAAGTTCCATTTGGAAATTCCTCACTTAATAAACCGCCACCTTTCCAAAGAAAAATATCATAAGGTTCATTAGGATTTGGCGACATACCGAAGCCAGGATTTACAGTTGTTTCACTCATTCTGTTAATATCCTCTTTTCTGTAAATCTTATTCGCGCTCATCATTTGTTTGCAAAATTTACGTTCAGGATTTTCATTTCCTCCGTATCTATAACGCACTTTGTAAATTCGTGAATCCTCGTCACTCTTTGCGTTTGGTCTAGCTGTTCCCGTGCTTAAATTTACACTTAACATATTGTCAAGCTCTTCCTCTTTTTCGTAGTCAACTGGTCGGCTATCTATCAATTCGTAATCGCTTAAATCCTCCTCGATACTAAACTGACTTAAATCAATATCACTGTTCAACGTTTGCGGTTGTAATGATGGATTTAAACCTATTAAAGAGCGGATCTCGTCGCTTGTTAAACTGTCGATTGCTTTTTGTGTTAATTGTTCTGGTAACTCTTTTATTTTAGTTACAATTTCGTTCTCTTCCTGCGCGCTTGTTAATTCATTTTCATTTGTTAACGGTTGCAAAGTTTTAAATGTTAAATCTAAAGTAAGTTGATTATAAGCTAAAACTTTATTTAAACTTTCAATAATAAGATTTTGAAATGGTCTTATAACGGTGTTTTCCATTAAAATCGTGGCGGTCTTTAATTCGTCTGCGTTGTTACCTAGTCCAGTGTTGTCTTTAATACCTAACAACATTGGCGATATAATACGGTGACCTACCATTATTTTCTTCATACATTCATTTGACAAAAACTCATATTGCAAATGCGCATCAGATAATTGAACGGGTGTAATGGTTGCAGAATTTTGCGAACTATCCGCAAAGTTTAAAATAAATCTTCCAGCGTTTGAAGTGCCTCCGAATTTATTATTAAATTTATGTTCGATTTCTCTTTGTTGGTCTTCCGTAGGAACGCCATTATTAAAAGAAATTAGCATCGATGGCGCTAAACCATTTTTGATATTGTTTAAATGAAAATTGCTTATTTCCTCTTCCGTTTCGCAATATTGTAAACAACCTTGATAATCTACGGGCGAGTAATAATAAAAGCCAGTTTTGTAAGGTTTAATAAATAATATCTCTTCTTGTGCATTACTAGTTTCAAAAGCTGGAATAGCTAAAGGCGGTTTTGAACGTGTTACTTTTGACCAGTCATCAGCATAATAGTAAAATTCAATTTCTCCGTCATCATTACATTTGCCACTTCTCAACTTTTCAACTGGAAAATGATTCGCTTCTAATATTCGAGTTCTATCGATAGAATAAACAATTTGCAAAGCACATTGACCCATTGCTTTTAAATCATAACATAAACGTTCAACCGTGTTGTTATCAAATAGTAATACGGCTTGCGCGTAATCTGTCGGATTTTCTTCTTTGTTGGTTGCATCAAGTCCTTTGCCAAAAATCATTTGACTAATTCCATTAACGATTGCGTTGTTAGTTGGTGATCCGTTTATACGGTCTTGCAAATATCCGAAGTAATTATTATCGTCACCGTAAGATACCCATTCTTGGTTTCTAACTTCGACAACTTTTGGCGAGGTGTACGTTGATAAATTAACAACTCCTATTGCACCTTTTTTTTTCTTTTCTATCATATTGTAATATAATTGTTATTGTCGAT